ACGGAACCGACTTGCTCTCCGATGAGGAAAACTTCTCCTTGTGGTACTCCAAGGACAACGATGAAGTCCGCTTCCAAGCGGCCTTCAAAGTAGGTGTGCAGGTAGCCTATCCCGACCTCGTTGTTGACTTCCGCTTGGCCTAAGTGTAAGGGGGGAGGGAAACTTCCCCCCGTTATTTTACTGACTTTAACCCCCTAAAATATACACTATGTCTTGTTCGCTCACTACAGGGTACGCCCTCGGATGCCGAGATTCTATTGGCGGCATCAAAGCAATTTATGTCCAAGCCTTCAACACCACAGGCTCCGTGAACACCAACGGCAGCGGAACGGTGACTGGCTTTACAGGCTACGCATCAGGCTCATTCTTCGAGTACGACCTGACCAAAGCCACTTCGTCCATGACCGAAACGCTCAACGCATCAGTAGAGAACGGCACGCTCTTCTACACTCCCGAAGTCACTTTCACCATCAACAAGTTGCAAGTTGCAGTGCGCAATGAACTGCGCCTCTTGGCTCGCAACCGTGTGATTGTCATCGTCCAAGACAACAACAGCCGCTATTGGTTGCTCGGTGCTGACAACGGATTGGAGGCAACTGCGGGAACTGCTGGAACTGGTACTGCATTCGGTGACCGTTCAGGCTACGAGATGACTTTGTCGGGAATGGAAACAAACCCAATGCTGCTCATCGCAAGCACAACATTCTCCGCTTCCGCAACGCAAATCAGCGGTTCGTAAGTATCTTTGACCTGCGGGCCTCATACCCCGCTTGGTTTAGTGGTTAAGGCCATCTCTTCGGGGGTGGCCTTTTTTTTGTAACTTTGTGCATGAGGATTTGCATTGTGTACAACGCCCATCCAACAGGGTGTTCTTTCTACCGCCTTGAGATGCCGAACGCCTACCTTGGCGACAACTTCACGGAGTTCGACTATGTGTGCGTAGACAACATTGGCAACGTCAAGGATGAAGACCTTAAAACGGTCGATATATGGCTTTTTAATCGATTGTGGTGTCAAGGTACGCTTGACCAAATTCGAGGCGTCTACAAGGCTCTCACGGCGTTTGGAGCGAAGGTCATCTTGGACCTTGACGACTACTGGGTGCTGGAATCCGGGCACATCATGTACAGGCACTATTTGTCCACGAAATTGGATGAGCAGATTCGGGAGCATATCCGACTTGCTGACCATGTAACCACGACCACGGAACACTTGGCGCAAAAGATTCGGGTGCTGAACAAGAACGTCACCATCCTGCCGAATGAGCCGTACGAAGCGTATCAGCAGTATAAGGCCAATCCTGACGAGGAGCCTGAGAAAGATAAGTTTAAGATTGGATGGTTCGGAGGGGCGCAGCATCAGGAGGACATCGCCTTGGTTGAGCATTCCTTCGGGTTGCTGGCGCATGACCATTCGCTTGATGGCAAGTACAAAATCTATCTTGGTGGATGGAACGAGAACCCTGTTTATGCTGACTATGAGAAGATGCTATCCTGCAACGGCAAGAATGCGAACTACGGCAGAATCCAAGCGGCTGACATCTACTCCTATGTGGGAGGCTACAACTTCATCAACGCCACCATCGCCCCCCTGCGAGATACCAAGTTCAACCGCCTAAAAAGCGAACTTAAGGTGGTGGAGGCAGGGTGGATGTACAAGGCTATCATTGCATCCGAAACCATCCCCTATACGGACATAATCGTTCATGGCGAGAACGGCCTGCTCATCCCCTACGGCAAGAAGGACGCATGGTACAAAGCGGTGCGGAAATTCATCAACGACCCCGGATACGCTCGCCACTTAGCCTTGCAGTTGGCCGAGGACGTGAGGGAACGCTTCGACATCGCCAAGACCGCCGAGCGCAGGGCGGAACTTTACCGAGCCATCGGGCGCAAATTGTGAAATATGAGAGGCTGCTACATTTAGGGATAGAGTGATTTACCTATCCCCCAACACCACGAACACGATTGTCGTCACATGGACACAGCGGGCAAGCACGGGCGACCGCTACATCCTGCGCCTGACCAATATCGCCAAGAACTCCAGCACTGACTTCACCCTGCTGAAATCAGCCAACCTCTCGCAATACACCGAACGCTATGACAAATTTTCGCTTGCCGTGGGGTCGCTTGAAACAGGCTCGTATAAGTATGAAGTTTACGATACCAATAGCACGGTTGCCTCGGCTTTGGCGGTCGTTGAAACAGGCTTGGCATTTATACAAACCGCAACGGTAGGCTTTAACACCTACTCCAATTCAATTACTTACAATGTTTACGATGCCTAAAATGAAGGTGTCTTTGATTAAACAGTAACGCTATGAGCAAGTCAACGCAGCACTTCACCCAATGGCTGGGGATCGAGCATAAGGTTCCTGTAATGCTCGAAAACAAAGCGGGCAAGTACATCACTTACGGTGCGTTCAACGAGTACCCATACTATCTCCTTGACAATTACCGCAGGAGTTCAAAGCACAATGCGATAGTTAACGGAAAAGTGAACTACATCGTTGGCGGTGGATGGCAGGCAGGTGAGAAGATGACCGTGGAACAGCAGGCACGTTACGCCAAGTTCTTTGACGGGTTGAGCGAACACGATGACCTGAATGACATCACCGAAAAGCTTGTCCTTGACTTGGAGATATTTAACGGCTTTGCGGTTTGCGTTCACTGGAACAAGATGGGAACCATTGCCAAGATGGAACACGTTCCCTTCGAGAAAATCAGGGTTGACAAAGAGGAGCGGATGTTCCAAGTTGCCGAGTGGTACAACGATGACATGGTGCAGTTATTCCCAAAGATTGGGGACGTTGAGAAAATCCCTGCCTTTGACCCTGACAATCGCATCGGCAAGCAGTTGTTTTATTATCGGGTGTATGCCGCAGGCGTGAAGTCCTATCCCCTGCCCGAATACATGGGAGGCTTGGCTTGGATAGAAGCAGACGTGCAGGTGGCGAACTTCCACAACAACAACCTGCGAAACAACTTTTGGGGCGGGTATTTGATAAACTTCAACAACGGCATCCCAACCCCTGAAGAACAGGGCGACATTGAGAGGCAGATTAAGCGCAAGTTTTCGGGAACCGATAACGCTGGAAGGTTCGTGGTTACCTTCAACGATGATGTCAGCAAAGCCCCGACATTGGAACCGCTCACTCCGAGCGACATGGACAAGCAGTTTGAGATTCTCAACAAGGCCATTCAGCAGGAGATATTTATCTCGCACCGTGTGGTAAACCCGATGCTGTTTGGCGTGAAAACCGAAGGCCAACTTGGAGGCAGGCAGGAACTGGTGGAGGCTTACGAGTTGTTTAAGGCAACGTATGTGAACGACCGTGTGCGGAAGGTGGAGCGGATGATAAACTACTTGGGCTCGTTCAATGGCGTGGAGGGGATGGAGTTAATTCCTACCGACCCAATTACGGAGCAGCTTAGTGAACAGGCAATGATTCAAGCAATGACCCCTGCTGAACTGCGTGAGAAAGCAGGATTGCCACCAATTGAAATAAAGACCGAATCGAGTGTGCAGGATGTTATTACGGCCATCAATTCGCTTTCGCCTTTGGTTGCCAACAAGGTCTTGGAATCTATGTCAGCCAACGAGATTCGTGCGTTGGTGTCCTTGCCTCCAAAGGCAGAGGGTTCGGGTCTTGCAGGAGAAACGGCAGCCGTAGAGGTCAGCCCTGAACCTACCGCACCGCAAGGCTTGGCAAGCAACGACAACATCAAGAAACTATCGGGCCGTGAGTACCAAAACCTAATGCGGATTGTGCGGCACTACGCACAGGACAAAATCACCTTGGAGATGGCTCGCACGATGCTGTCCGCTGGGTTCGGATTGAGTGCAGAAGAAGTCAATACCCTGCTCGGAGTGCAAGAGCAGAAGTTCAGCAACAGCAACGAGCCATGGTGGGGTGAGGAAGACGATGAATCCGACCTCGGTTGGGGCGATGAGGAGTTCAAGGTTTTGGAGGTGGTTGCCAGCAAGTTCGGAAGCAATGCGGACGAATATGTTGTCATGAATAGCAGGCCAATTCGATTTGATTCCGACTTGGACACCCAAGTGCGTCAAGCCTTTGCCGAACTTGGCGAGGAGGAGAAGGAACTGGATGCAAAGATTGAAGCCTACCGCAAGAAGAACCGTGATGCCAGCGTTGAGGAGATGGCCAAGGAGTTTGGCGTGAGCAAAGCCAAGG